TACCAGCGCCGAGGCGAAGAAATCCGCATCGACCACCGCTGCGCCGTCGGCCAACGTCCGATACAGGCCAATGTCGGCCGTTGTCGTGGTGCCCATGTCGTCGGTGTCCGCAATCAAAGATGACACTCGCAACCACGAGGGCACGCGGAAGAACCGATACGTGGAGGCCGCTGAGTCACCGGCGGCCACTTCCAACGTCTCGATGAACTCCTTTATCGGCGCCCCGTTCGCAAAGGCTTTCGCCCTGATCACCTGCGCCGCGTCCAGGTTGGTGATCGTGGTGCTCTTGGTGTTGACTACCGCGCCGGACTGGCCGAAGCGATAGGGCACGGGCACGAGGTTCGCGCCGACGCGCTCGCGGAAGGCGGCAAAAGCTGCCGCGACCGCGATGATGCTGAGTTTCTGTTTCATAGCGAATTGCTCCTAAAAGAGGGGCTGTCTCAAGCCGGAATGGCCTGTCTCAACCCCTTTGCCGCAACGCCGCTCGATTATTCGAGGCAGGCGACCTCTACAACTTTTGCCTCTTCTACCCGCACCGAGCCGATCGACATGCGCGCGTACGGCTGCATCGCGTAGGACTTGTCCGCGCGCTCGGTGAGCCGGGTCATGACCTCTGCCCCGACGCCAAGTGCAACACCGGATTTCGCCCAAGCGATCTGGAAGCGGTCGGCGGCGACCTTGACCGCGCGCTCGAAGGGCACCCACTCGAAGCCCATCCAGCGTTTGGCGACCTTGCCCTCCTGCAGCATTTGCACCGCGAGGAAGTCGGAGCTGGTGAGCGTGGTGTCGCCCATCACGTCCTCCATCTGCTCGGCCCCGTAGGTGAAGTACAGGTTCTCGCCGTTCTCCTCGTCTGCCTCGTTCGCGCGGAAAAGTTTCTTGGTCGAGATGATCTTCGCCTTGGTGAGACCGGCTGCGCCCACCGCGATCTTCTGGCCCGCGGTCAACGCCACGGAACCGGAGGAGGAGCGCGCGCTGCCGCGAGCTGCGGCGTAGATCACGTCGTCCTTTGCCCGGTTCATGGCCGCGACCCCGGCCTTCAGGTAGTCCGACTCGGGACTCGCGAGCATCTTTTTCTTGTCGAGTTCATCGACAAGGTCTGCCCACTCGTAGTCGTCCAGGTCGATCCACCGGGTGCTGTGGGGCGTTTCGATCAGCGGCGTGTCGCCGTGGCGCGTGGTTCTCTTCTGCGCTGCGGTGGCTCCGATCCGGTTGATCTTCTTCGAATCGCCGACGATGTTCGCCTCGATCCGCACCCGACCTTGCAGGCGAGACTCCGTCTGCTGGGCAAGGTGGACGAAGTTCGCGCTGAAGGCCTGGACAAAGGCCTCGGTCACCTGGAAGGACCAGGCGATCCCCGGCTTGAACTTCAGCCAGTCGGGCAGTTGATGCTGCAGAAGCGCCTGCGGGATTGCGAGCGCGAGCTGCGACGCGGTGATGAAAAGAGCGGCCACCGCGACCGCGATGCCAAGGACCAGGCCCCCGGCGAATTTGAAAGCTCTCATGGCTTCCCCCGTAAAAAAGTTGAAAAGGACAACTCTTCATTCGGGTTCTGCCACCATTTAGCCGGCGCGAACGCTGGCCGATGGGCCCGTCATTGCACTGCACCTGCTCGCCGGTTTAGCGTCCTGGCGGGACGGAGGGCCGGTTGCCCGGTTGTTCCTCGGTTCCTACCTCAAGACCAGCGGCTCCTCGCGGAGTTGTTCGCCTGCTTCGAGGGAAAGCGAATTCGTTACGCGGCCTTGCGCCTCGTGGCTGCTGCTGTTGCCTCGTGGTGCGCCATAACCTTGGCGAGCGTCGATGCGTGTCTCGGGTCGCTCGGATTCCAGTAGGGCGAGTCTTCCTTGCCCGGGCCACCGCGCATCATCTGCGCGAGGCTCTCTTCGGTGAGGATGGCCTGAGCGTTGACGCCCGGGTCCTCGGCGATCTCTGGGGCGATCTTCGCGAGCACGCGGATCACCGCCGGGATGTTGCCGAGCTTGTCGATCATCGCCATGTCGCGCTCGTCGGCGAAGGCACTGAACACCTGATAGGCGCCGCGGACGCTTTCCTTGAGCTTCTCCTCGGTCTTGTAGTAGCCCAGGAGATCGGCGCGCGCGCTCGCGTGCGAGAACTGGCTCGTCTGATCGGCAAGCGTCGCCACGTGCTTGAAATAGTTTCCGACCACGCGCTCGTACTGCTTTTGCGTGAGACCCATGTCCAGGGCCTCGGCCCGGAATGCCTTGTCCATCGCCGGGTCCAGATCCACGCCCGCGGCTTTCAACTCCTCGGGCATCGTGAACTTGTACTCCTCGGCCGCCTTGGGTGGAAGCCCGAAGGTCCGCATCCGGGTCTCGAGTTCGGTCGTGCTCTTCGCCCAGGAGCCGTAGTTGACCTCGCCCTTGGCCGCATCCCAGTATTTCGCCGGGACTTCCTTCGGGCGCCGCGTGTCCTTTTCGGAGGCGGCCAGGGCCTTCGCTTCCGGAGTCTGCGCTGCGGCAGCAGCTGCTGCGGCCTTGGCAGCTTCATCCTCGCCCTTGCCGTCGCCACCCTTGCCGATGTCCTCCAGAAGCGACTTGCCCTTGGCCTGGGCTGCAGCAGCCGCAGCAGCGTCCGCGGCCACCTTGTCGGCCGCACCCTTGTCCGTTGCCGCTTTGTCGATTGCAGCTTGCGCTGTTGCATCCGCAGCGGCTTTTGCAGCAGCTTGGGCAGCGGCGTCGCCAGCCCCACCGCCACCGGTGCCGTCGCCCGCTTCGTCCTGCAATCTGTACCCGTTACGCAGCATCAGCTTCTCCCGTCTGTCCGATCCTTCGAAGAATGAAAGTAATCACGTCCTTTTGCGCCGCTCGCCGCTCGGTCTCGCGTGCGCCCTCAAGACCCCCGGTCGCGTAGATGTCCCGGTCGTGGAAGCGCGCGACCAGGTCGGCGAGCACCTTCTGCCCCGGCCTGAAGCCCTCGAAGGTCGCGGAATAGTCCTCCGGCTCGGCAAGGGGTTGTGCTTTCTCAGGCATGGCCAGCCTGCGCAACGATCGGTCTCACCACTTCGCCCACCGCCGGGACATACGGATCGCCCTGGGCCTCGCGCACGATGATGTAGAGGCACTTGAGCAGTTCATCCAGCCGCCCGAACCAGTTCTCCCAGACGTTGCCTTCGATCTCGACCCGCAGGTAACTCGTCCGCACCACGTGCCCGGTCACATCGCAGATGGTGTAGTTCGAAATCGGCGGCTTGGCCGCGCCGTCGTATGCCGAGAAATCTCCACCTACGATGCGCGTGAACTTGAGCGCCTCGCGGCTCTTGATGACTGGGCGCAGGTTCGCGTTCAGCACCTTTCCCGTCAGCCGCCAGGAGATAGCCTCGACGGCTTGGGCGAGATCGAGCGCGTCGTCGAAGTCGATCTTGAAGGACTTGGCCACGAGCATGATCTGGCCCTTGCCACGCTGGCCTTTCCCGCCCGAGCACTCGAAGCGCTCGACTAAGCGCCGGCGCGCGATCTCTTTTGCGGTGAGCGGTAGTTTCATGCTGGCATCACCGCGCCCATGACAAGTGTCGTGGGTCCGGTCGTGGTGCGAAGGCCCCGAGCCTGAGTCACCGTCGGGTCCGGGTACGTGCCACCCAGATCCCCGCCCGCTGGATCTCCATCCTGCACATCCCCGGCCGCGTGCGCGCTGATCGCGGCTGTCACCTCGGCATCGCGCGCAATCGCAGCGGGGATCTGTGCGTCGGGGACCGTGCCGCCACCGTCGAGCGAAGCGTAGCCGCCGGCCACGCCCTTCTCGCTTTCCTTCTGATAGCCGACGTGCGGATCGGCTGCGCCTTCGTGAGCAGCGACAGCGGCGGCGGCTGCACCTGAAGCCTCCGCGCCGGCAAAGGCCAGCACCTGGGCGCCCGTCATTTCCTCAGTCGGGCCAGGAACGGCACCCGGAATGCCGAGCATTCGACTCGCCGCTTGCGTCAGCTCGTGCTCGGCGTTCCAGTTCGTGGCCTGGACCTTGTTCGGGTCCGGGCCGTCCGGGATCGCGCTGACGAAAGCGTGGTTTGCTCTGACCGTCACGCCGCCGCCTTGGGCCGCGAGAGCCCGGTGATGTCGCCCTTGGCGTTCCTCACCACGTTCGCCACCATCTCGGCCGCCGTTGCCTGCTGTTGGGCCTGCGCCCTGTCCGCTCGGCGCTTGTCCACGTCGTCGCGCTCCGGGATCAAGGCCGCGGGCACTCCAAGCAACTCCGCGCGCTTCCTTGCGCCCTCGTCCCAATCGTAGTTGTCCAGGAGCTCCGTCTTTCCAGTGGCAGCGGCCTCGTTCGAGAGCGAGAGCTCGTAGCGGTCCATGGCCGTAACGTCCACGGCCTTCTGCGCCCGGGCAATCGGCGAGTGATACGTCGCCCGGATCGAGCGGCTCAAGATCGAGCGCGGGACCGGGGCGAAGATGCCGGACCTGTACGCAAGGCCGAAGCACCGGGCCACGAGCCATTGCAGATATTCGGATTGCAAGCGCCCGTACACAGGTCCCAGGAGCTGGCGGATGAGTTCGACGCGCACCACGACCTCGGTCGCGGTCGGCGGCTGGCCGGGCCGCTGCTGCGGCTCGAGCTGATCGGCCATGAACATCTTGCGAATCGAGCGCTGAAGCCGGTCAATCTCCAGGGCCGCGATCTCAAACTTGGTCGCCGGCTGAAGCGGCCACATATTGTCTTTCGCCGCCATCACGATGATCTTGCGCGGGCCCACCCTCACCGTGCGTGGGTTGAGCACGCCGTCATCCACCGCGCCCCACATCCCGGCGATCGCGAGGTCCGCATTCGAGAGCACGTACCCAACCTCGGTGTTCAAGGTCTTGAGATCCGGAAGGGCCTGCACACCCACGCCCTCGGCGTACACGGAGCCGGCAATCAGCTGCCAGCGGGGGACGCCGATCGGCTGCTCGTGATAGCCTGATTCGCGGACGATCTGCTTCGTGTTTTTCTCAAGGTGCACGCTCGCGAAAGGTAGGTTGAGCGCAAAGCGCCCGGCCGCCCCAGATCGCGGGTACGCACAGCGCACGAACTCAACCTGTTCGTCGGGCTTGCCGTCGGCGACGAGCTGCCTCGTCTTCTCGGAGACGCGGGACTCACCGTAGTCGTTGACGGCCTGCTCTGCCGAAAGTGGGAACTCGTTGAACACGGTGTCGATCGGGCCACCGGGACGCGAGGCCGCAAAGTAGGAGTTCGCGAGCGCCCATTCCTCGAACCGGTAGCCGCCCTCTGGCGCCTCGTCGACCATCATCGGAAACATCCCGGCGATCGACATGTCGAGCATGCAATCGAAGGCGACCGAATCGTAGTTCGATGCGTGAAT